TTGATAAGGATAATGGGTCATTTCCAACAAATCCAGCCACGAACCAAATTTCCCTAGTAGATGGTATTCTTTACATTTACTCTTCAATAAATGGTGTTCGTACTTGGTATCCCTTGACTCACAAAAAATCAGCATATGTTCATACTCAGGCTGTCGCTTCGTCCGAGTGGACTTTAGCACATAACCAGAATACTTTAGATTTTGGTTACTTTGCCTATGACACAGATAACAATCTATTGTATGCCAATATTGAGGTTGTTGATGCTGATACTATTAAAATCAAATTCAATAGTCCAGTTGCTGGTAAGGCAATTATGTTCTTTGACTATGAGATAACAGCTAAGAGCATTTCTGCTGGAAACTTGGATGTAACAAACATTGAAGGTATGTTCTCCAAAGTTGGTGATGATATTGTTTTCTCTGGGAACTTGATTCCAGATACAGCAGATACATGGACCATTGGTAACGCTACTGCTCCCGTAAAAGACATGTATCTTTCTGCCAATACTCTACATGTTGGCGATTTGACACTTTCTCAAAACAATTTCAACATGCCTATTGGTAGTAATCTAACATCTCCAGACCAAGCACCTTCTATAGAAACAGGTAAATTAATTGTAAATCCTGTTACATATGACCCAGGTGAAGGCTCACAGGTATCAGATGCTTCTATTTCATTCCGAGATTCAACAGGTAATGAAAACTCTATAACTTTCAGTAATTCTACTGGTAAGTATAGACTAGACACATTTAATGGTGAAGGTTTTGGTTCACTTGAAGCTAAATCAGTAACACTAAACAATGTTGGTAACACTGCTTTGGTCATTAATGGTGATGTTTCATCTACTGGAACTTCTACTTTCTCAGATGTTGTAATGACCAATATGACCGTAAATGGTGGAACTACATTCTCAGGTACTGTTGACCTACAACAACCACTTGTATTTACAGAAAATGCTACAATTGGTGACGGTGATGATAATGTTACTATTAATTCAGGTGGAGCAAATTTCTTTAAAGTAATTTCTCAATATTTCAATCTTGATGAAAATGGTAACCTAACTATATCTGGTGACTGTACTGTTAATGGTACACTAACCACAACAGTTCAGGATATTGCTACAACTACTAACTCTACAATTACAGACCAGTACTTTGTAGCTCAGGGTAGTGGTACACTAGATGCTGGTATACAGATTGATAGGGGAGCTTCCACTACGGCAGTTCTTCAGTTTAACGAATCTACTGATAAGTGGGAAGCTGGTCTCATTGGAAATACAAGTTCTCTAGTTGTAGATAATGACCCTAGACTACTAACTGCAATACAGCGTTCTGATTTGACAAATGGAGGAGATACAAATCTCCACTACCATCCAGACGATAGAAATCGTACAAATCACACTGGTACTCAGCCAGCATCTACGATTAGTGATTTCTCAACTGCTGTAACTAATATTATGTCTACACCACTTTCAAACAAAGTAGACAAGATTACAGGTTGGGGTCTAACACAAAACAACTATACTGATGTTGAAAAAGCTAAACTAGAAAGCATAGATGTTTCTAAAATAGGCGCTACTATATCTTGGTCGGAAATATCAGATAGACCAAATGTATACTATGAATCAGCCATTCCAGCGGATGACTTGACTGTTACTCATGTTGACAATCTAGTTAGTGGTAAACTGGCTAATGGTGATAATCCTGTCCCTGTACTTCAGAGACCAAATACAATTACAGTTGTTGATGAAACTGTTACTACCTATACTGTAAACTATGACCCTACATACTTAATGGTATACATAGGTAGACAGATTTTGAGACCTTCTGAATATACAGCAACAAACGGTACATCAATAACATTCAACATTCCTCTAGCTTTGGATGATGAAATAGATATTATCACCGCGTTTAAATAATAATAAAAACATATAATAATAATATCTTGGGAGCCTTTGGCTCCCTTTTTTTATCTTAAAGTGTAGGATATATAAATAGTACATAAAGGAGGATTCTTAATGGCTGTAAACTCAAGACAAGACTTAAAAGATTATTGTTTAAGAAGATTGGGAGCACCAATGGTAAACATTGATGTATCCGATGAACAAATTGAAGACCGCATTGATGATAGTCTGTCAAAGTTTGCCAGATACCATTATAGTGGCTCTGAAAAACTGTACTATAAACATCAATTGACTCAGGAAGATTTAGATAATTCATATATTAATCTTCCAGAAAATATAATAACTGTAATTCGTGTCCTACCATATGGTGGTTCGCTATCTGATTATAGTGGTATGTTTAATTCAAAATATCAAATGATGTTAGGCGATTACAATACAGGTTCTGTTCCAACAATAACAGATATGGTTATGAAACAAACTCATTTCGACTTCCTATCTAGTATGTTGGGTGGTACTGATTCTATACAATACAATCGCTATAAAGATAAACTAATTTTTAATACTATGTCATCTTCTTTGAAACCGGGAGACTTTATCATAGCTGAATGTTATTCAGTAGTAGATGCTGAAGAATATCCTGAAGTTTACAATGATAGTTGGGTTAAAAAATACACTACTGCTCTTATTAAACAGCAATGGGGTATGAACTTATTGAAGTTTCAGGATGCTAAACTTCCGGGCGACATAACTCTAAACGGTGCCAGATATTATGAAGACGCAACTGACGAAATTGAAAGATTAGATGAAAGTCTAAGAAACACATACGAGTTACCAGTTGACTTTATGATAGGATAACGGAAATAACTATGGGCATGACATACAATAAATCTGGCTTTAATATTATGTCTCTTAAGCAAGAAGCTAAGAGTATGGTAAATAATATAAGCAGAGAAGTTAATGATGTAACTGGTCTTCCATGTAAATATTTACTGAGAGAAGAAATAAATGTTGATTCTGTATTCAATGATGTAACATCTTCATCATTTAATCAATATTATGATATTACAATGGTGGTTGATTTCAACGAAACCAGTGTACAGGAAAATGATTTCCTATCCAAGTTTGGCATTGAAGCAAATGACCGAGTAACTTTTGAAGTCAATATAACAAAGTGGGAAGATGAAATAACTTCATTAAACCCAACTGTAAAAACTCCAAGAGAAGGTGATTTGATTTATATTCAAGGCGTAGATAGGCTATGGGAAATTACTTATGTCGATTTTGAGAAGAAACTTTTCGATTTTGACCATTTGACTTATACAATTAATGCTCAAGTATACAATTATAGCCAAGAAACTCAATTTGGAACAGATTCTGGCGTGGATGTTATTGATAATATGGAAACAGCTAATACATATGCTGTAGACTTTACGCTTGGTTCAGGCTCAGGAACTTACTCTAAAGATGAAGTCGTATATCAAGGCGTAAATCTAATAGAAGCAACTGCTAGAGGTATCGTTATAGGCTGGAATGAAGAAACTAAGGTTCTAAGGGTATCGGATATTTCTGGTACTTTTGCGGCAAATCAGATGATTATAGGGAACCAGACAACAGCGGCTTACTTACTTGGCGCAACAGTTACACTTTCTACACCAGTTGAACAAGCTAATTTGTTCTCTAATGATACTGATTTGGCAACAGCAGATAATCAATCAATAGAGTGGGAAGCTGATAAAGTAATTGATTGGTCGGAAACTGACCCATTTAGTGAAGGAGATTATTAATGTTCGGTGGGCATTTTTATCATGGGACTATAAGAAAGTCCGTTATTATATTTGGAACATTATTTAATGATATTAGTATAAAGAAATATGACGCGGATGGGGTTTTGTTAAAAGAAATCCCAGTGCCACTTTCATATGGTCCAAGAGAAAAATATCTATCACGAGTTAATGCTTCTGAAAACCCTCTAACTATGCCAAGAATGTCTTTCACATTGCTTGATTTGGTATATGATGGCGAAAGAAGACTAGGTAAAACTGATAGAATAACTAAAGAGGTACAGGAAGATACTAAATCAAAAATGAAAGTATTCAATCCAGTACCATATAATCTGAATTTCCAACTAACAGCTATGGTTAAAAATAGTGACGATGGTATTCAGATTGTAGAACAAATACTACCATTTTTTGCTCCATCTTTTAGCATTTCATTCGATATCATTCCAGGAATGGAAATATCAAAAGATGTAGACATTATTTTAAATTCAATAACTCAAGAAGATACCTATGAAGGAGACTTTGACACAAGAAGAGTATTGACTTGGACTTTTGATTTTACACTAAAAACATATTTGTATGGTCCTGTAAGAGAAGAGGGTGTTATCCTCAAGTCTATTTCGGATATTTACGATGCTACTAAGGATTATAGTAGCTCTAATCCTTTAACCAGACAGACAGTAACCCCAGATACATTTGATAAGGATGATAACTTTACATTTGGAGATGCGATACAGGATTTTCCTGAATCAAAATAATAGGTGATTTATGAGAGATAAAGTTACAGATAAAATAAATGATTGTCTTGATGTTTATGTGGAAGATACAACTGATGATGAAAAGGATTTGGTTGTATACGACTCCGATATTAAAAATGAAAGTCGCGAAGATGACATAAAAGACGATTATGACAAACGCAGAGATGTTTTATATGATTTGATTGATAAAGGAAACAAAGCATTGGAATCATCTTTATCTGTTGCTACAGGTTCAATGCATCCTAGGGCATTTGAAGTCACTGGACAACTAATTAAAACTATGGCTGATGTAGCCAAAGATTTGACTGAACTTCAACAGTCCATGGATAAACTTGAAGGCGTGGATAAAGAAAAGAAAACTCAAAATGTAACGCAAAATGCTATATTTGTCGGCTCCACTAGTGAATTACTAAAAACACTAAAGGAAAATAAATAATGGCAGAAGTATATAATAACAATACTAACCTAAAAGCCAAGGATGTTGCTATCCAATGGACAGAAGAACAAGTATTAGAATATAAGAAATGTGCCACAGACCCAATATACTTCATAAAAACTTACATGAAAATCATTAACTTGGATGAAGGTTTGACAAATTTTAATTTGTATCCTTTCCAAGAAAGAATGATTAATACTTTTTATGAGAATCGTTTTACTATTTGTAAAATAGGTAGACAGTCTGGTAAATCAATAACGACTATAGCATTTTTCTTACATTATATATTGTTCAATGAAGATGTTTCAGTTGCTCTTTTGGCGAACAAATTGGCAACAGCAAGAGCACTTCTAGGAAGGCTACAAACAGCATATGAGCATCTTCCTTCATGGCTTCAACAAGGTATACTTTCTTTCAATAAATCCACCATAGAGCTAGAAAACGGCTCTAGGATACTGGCGGCGGCTACCTCTTCATCTGCTATTCGTGGTGATTCTTTCAACGTTCTTTTCCTTGACGAATTTGCGTTTGTTGAAAACCACCTAGCAGAAGAATTCTTTAACTCTGTATATCCTACCATTTCATCTGGTAAAAATACAAAAGTTATAATGGTATCTACTCCAAAAGGCATGAACCATTTCTATAAAATTTGGAAAGATGCTATTAATGGTAATAATTCATATGTTCCTCTAGAGGTACATTGGAGCGAAATACCAGGTCGTGATGATGCTTGGAAAGAGGAAACTATAAAAAATACCTCAAGAGAGCAATTTTCACAAGAGTTCGAAACTGAATTTCTTGGTTCTTCTAATACTCTGATAGATGGAGCTAAATTAAGAACCATGCCTTTCATGAATCCAATTTATGATAGGAATTCAGTCAAAGTTTACGAGAAACCACAAGATGACCATGTATATTTTTTATGTGCGGATGTATCTCATGGTAAAGGCGTAGACTATTCAACTATTTCTATAATTGACGCAACTAGTATACCTTATAAACAAGTTGCTACATATAGAAATAATGAAATACCTCCTATGGTATTTCCAACTGTAATAGAAAAATTAGCCAAAAACTATAATGATGCTTATGTTCTTATTGAAGTTAATGATTCAGGTAAACAAGTTGCTGAGATAATGCATTATGAACTTGAATATGAAAATGTAATGAGTATAGCATCTGCTCCTGGTAAGGGGCAATATATTAACTCTGGCTTTGCAAAAAGTTTTGAATGGGGGTTAAGAACCACCAAACAATCTAAAAAAGTTGGCTGTACATCTTTGAAAGATTTAATTGAAGGCGATAAGCTTATTGTTCCAGATTTTGATACTTTGAGAGAAATGACAGTTTTTGTTTCAAGAGCTAATTCTTATGAGGCAGAGCAAGGGGAGCATGATGATATGGTTATGACTCTAGTAATGTTTGCTTGGATAGCCTCACAAGAATATTTTAAAGAAATGGCTGACCAAGATATCAGACATGTGCTTTATGAAGAGCGAATGAAAAATATAGAAGAAAATCTAGTACCCTTTGGCGAAATTGATGATGGTCTTGGTGAAGATGTTTTTGTAGATAGGGACGGACAATTGTGGCACCATGTAGACCAATGGTAGCATACGACTAAAAATTAGATTTTATAAATAAATTTAACTATTACAATATTTTTGAATAGATTATTATAAGATAAAAGGAGAATAACAATGCCATTTCAATTAAGTCCGGGTGTTAATGTTTCTGAAATCGACTTGACTACTGGTATTCCAGCAGTCGCTACTTCTATCGGTGCTACAGCTATCCTAGCTCAGTGGGGACCAGTAGAAGAAGTTGTTACAGTCGGTTCGGAAGATGACCTTGTTAAAAGGTTTTGGACACCTAATAACGAAAACGCAGTTTCTTGGTATACTGCGGCAAACTTTCTAGCGTATGGTAAGAATCTTAAAGTATCACGCGCAGTTTCTTCAGCGGCTACTAACGCAACTGCTTCAGGAACTGGTTTGCTCATTAAGAATGATGACCACTATGAACTAAACTACGCAAATGGACAGGGTGAAGTCGGTGAATTTGCCGCTATGTATCCTGGTCTTTTGGGTAACTCACTGACAGTATCTATCGCAGATAGTGCTTCGTTTGATTCTTGGGATTACAAATCAGAGTTTGATACATCTCCGGGTCACAACGAATTCCTTATGAATAAGGATACAACTTCTGACCCAGATACTGGAAACTCAAACATCAATGACGAAATTCACGTTGTTGTAGTTGACCGTCTTGGTCTTTTCTCTGGTGTTAAAGGAACTGTTCTAGAACGATTCCCATTCCTATCAAAATCACCAGATGCTAAAACCGAAGCTGGAGCTTCTGCTTACTATGCACAGGTTCTTAACAGACAGTCACAGTTTGTTCGTTGGATGGACCATCCTATTGATGCTGATGGTGCTCCATCAACTAACTGGGGTACTTCATTCCTAGGTGATGATACTATCACTTACACACTACTAACTACACCTCTTACTCTAGACCTTTCTGGTGGTAACGATGGTAACGGTGCTCTAACAGCGGCTGACTTCATCAATGCGTTTGATATGTTTGCTGACCCAGACGAAATTGATGTATCTCTACTACTTGCTGGTGGTGATGGTCCATTTGTAATGTCTACTGGTCTTGATTACACAACTGTTATGGCTCGTGTTGCTCGTATTGCTTCTGACCGTAAAGATGCTGTAGCGTTTGTTTCTCCACTATACGCAGATGTTGTTAATAATGCTGGTAGCGAAACTACTTCAGTTCTTGACACTCTACGCTTGGGTGACAATCAGATGGCTATGAGTCATTCACAGAACTCTTACGCATTCGCTGACTGTAACTGGAAATACCAGTATGACAAGTACAACGATGTTTACCGTTGGGTTCCTGTAAACGGTGATATTGCTGGTCTATGTGCGGCAACTGATAACACTCGTGACCCATGGTGGTCTCCTGCTGGTTTCAACCGTGGCAACATCAAAAATGTTGTTCGTCTTGCTTGGAATCCTAAGAAAGCAGACCGTGATGACCTTTACAAAAACAGTGTTAACCCTGTTCTTAACTTCCCAGGTGACGGTACTATCCTTTACGGGGATAAAACAATGCTTGCTAAACCTTCAGCGTTTGACCGTGTTAATGTTCGCAGACTGTTTATTGTACTTGAAAAAGCTATTGCTATCAGTGCTAAATACTCACTCTTTGAATTCAACGATGCCTTCACTAGAGCACAGTTTGTAAATATGGTTGAACCATTCCTACGTGATGTTCAGGGTCGTAGAGGTATTTACGATTACAGAGTAGTTTGTGACGAATCAAACAACACTGGCGAAGTAATTGACAGAAATGAGTTTGTGGGTGACATTTACATTAAACCTGCTAAGTCTATCAACTTCATTCAATTGAACTTTGTTGCTGTTAGAACTGGTGTTGACTTCTCAGAAGTTGTTGGTAAGTTTTAATAAATAGTTCTAAGAATTAGATAGATAAAGGAGAATAATAATGGCATTTTCAATTCAGAATTTTGCTTCAAACGTAATGAAGAGTGGTGGTGCTAGACCTAACCTATTTGAAGTTAGACTAACAGACCAAGGCTTCGGACAAGACTTTTCCTTTTATTGTAAGGCGGCTTCTTTGCCGTCTTCAATAATCGGACAGGTAGACGTTCCATATTTCGGCAGACAGGTAAGACTTGCTGGCGATAGAACTTTTGAAAACTGGAATATTACAGTTCTTCAACAGGAAACTATGGACCATCATGCCAAGTTTGAAGAATGGATGCATAAGATTAATAATTATGCGGCTAACCTAGATACTACCGATGGTGTTGCTGGCTACAAAGTAGACGCTGAAGTAATTCACTACACTAAAGCTGGTGAAGAAAACAGACGCTACAAGTTCAAAGGTATGTTCCCAATTAACTTGGGTGCTGTTGAACTAGCTTGGGATTCTAACGATGCTGTAGAAGAGTTCACTGTTGAACTTACTTACGACTACTACGAATCATCTGCCGCACTAGCTGGTAGCGCACTTTCTTAAGGTGAATTAGGACTATATTATGGCGCTTGACATTTTTGGATTTACCATTTCAAGGGGGAATAAAAAACAACAGGAACAAGAAAAAACTGTTGTTATTCCCCAGAATGATGATGGAAGTATTGTAGTTCAAGATAATGGGATATATGGTCAATTTCTTGATTTTGAAGGAAACTTTAAAAGTGAAGTTGACTATATTCGCAGATATAGAGAACTAGCAAAACAACCAGAAGTAGATATTGCGATTGATGACATAGTTAATGAGGCGATTGTTACTGATGAAGAAGATATTCCAGTAACAATCGACCTTGATGCTGTAGACCTATCAGATAATATCAAAGAACGTATTCGCGATGAGTGGAAAACAATAGTACGCTTGTTGGATTTAAAAACAAACGGATACGAAATATTCAAAAAATACTATGTGGATGGAAGAATATACTTTCACATGGTAGCAGATTCTAAAAAACCCCAAAAGGGCATTGCTAAGATACAGTATATCGACCCACTTAAAATCAAAAAAGTAAAAAAGATTTTAAAAGAGAAAAATCAGAAGGGTATTGATGTAGTTGTTGGAACAGAAGAAGCTTATGTTTATAGTGAGCAAGGTTTCGATAACGGTGTTGAAGGTGTAACTCTATCTCCCGATTCAATTTCATATGTAACATCTGGATTGGTTGAAGATAAATCAGGTGTGGTACTAAGTCACCTACACAAAGCAATGAAGACCGCAAATATGCTTAAAATGGCTGAAGATGCTTCAGTTATTTACAGACTATCTCGTGCTCCAGAACGCAGAATTTTCTATATTGATGTTGGTTCACTTCCTAAGAATAAAGCTGAAGCTTACCTTAAAGAAGTGATGAATAAATATAAAAACAAAATGATTTTCAATGCTGAAACTGGCGAGATGAAAAACGAAACAACTCATATGACGATGACCGAAGATTATTGGTTGCCGCGTAGAGAGGGTGGTAAAGGTACAGAAATTGATACTCTTCAGGGTGGTCAAAATCTTGGAGAAATGGATGATATTCTTTACTTCCAGAAAAAGCTTTACAAATCATTGAATGTTCCTGTTTCTAGATTGGAACAAGAAAATGGGTTTAACTTAGGAAGAGCAACAGAAATTAGTCGTGATGAACTTAAATTTGGTAAGTTTGTTAATAGATTAAGAAAGAAATTTAGTGAGAATTTCGATAATATATTGAAAACTCAGTTGCTACTTAAAAAGATTATAACTCATGACGAATGGGAAGCAATTCAAACGGATATATACTATGATTTCATTAAGAATTCATATTTTGTAGAATCCAAAAAGAATGAAATTTTATCGGCAAGACTTTCTCTTTTGAGAGATATTGATGATTATGTTGGTAAATATTTCTCTAAAGAATACGTTCAAAAAGAAATACTTATGATGAACGATGATGAAGTTCAAGCTATCGAAACTCAGATGGAAAAAGAAAAACCTGATGAGCCACAAGAAGATGGGAGTACATGGTAATGGCTATAATTATGGGAGGTAGCGGAGCGGCTATCTATGAAAAGAAAGTACCAGAAGAAGTTACAGAAGTTGTAGAAGCCCCTGTAGAGGCTTCAGAGCCTGTAGAGGAAGTTATTGATGAAGTCGAAGAGGAAGTTGTAGAAGCTCCTGTAGAGACTTCTGAAGAGGTTGTAGAGACTTCTGAAGAGGTTGTAGAGGAAGTTGTAGAAGCTCCTGTAGAGGCTTCTGAAGAGGTTGTAGAAGCTTCAGAGCCAGTAGATGAAACTGTAGAAGTTACAGAAGAGGCTCCAGAAGAAGAGAAAAAACCTCGTAGAAAAAGAAAAACATCTAATAGGAGAAAATCATGAGTAATCTAGAAGGATTTATCAAAGATTTGGTTTCTAAAAAGCTAAGCGATGCTCAACAGAAAATTAATGATACTCTACAAGCCAAAGCTCTTGAAAAAATTGATTCTATGCGTCCAGAAGTTGGAAAGAATCTTTTGAGAGTTGAAGAAGAGTTGGAATATGATGGTGAAGAAGAAGATGTTGAAGAGGGTCTTGCTCCTGTAAAAAAGCGCATAGACCCCGCAAAGCGTAGAGAAGCGGCTAAATACTACAGAACAAATAAAGTTAAGATTAAGCAACAGCAAAAGAAATATAGAAAATCTGCTCAAGGTAGAAGAACTGCTGTTAAAGCTAAGAGATTTGAAAAAGTTGGCAAAACCTCAACTGGTAAAAGAAAATCTCAAATCTTGAATAAAAGATTAACAAAATAATTCAAGGACATAACTATGAAGCTTGTAACAGAATTGGTAGAAAATGTACAATATATTACTGAAGGAAAGGGTGAAGATAAATCTCTTTATATCGAAGGTATTTTTCTACAGTCTAATATAAAAAATAGAAATGGTCGCGTTTATCCTAAAGAAGTGATGGAGCGCGAAGTTAATAGGTACATTAAGGAATCTGTAGACGCTAAGCGAGCTTTTGGCGAACTAGGTCATCCAGAAGGTCCAACTATCAATTTGGATAGAGTTTCACACATGATTACCTCACTTAGAGAAGATGGCGACAACTATGTTGGTAAAGCCAAAATCATGGATACACCACATGGTCGTATCGTTAAGAACTTTATCAACGAAGGTGCTCAGTTGGGTGTATCTTCAAGAGGTATGGGTTCTATTAAAGAACAAAATGGTATTGCTTATGTTCAAGAGGATTTTTATCTAGCAACGGCTGGTGATATTGTTGCTGACCCAAGTGCTCCAGATGCGTTTGTGAACGGTATTATGGAAGGCAAGGAATGGATTTGGGATAATGGAATTATCCATGAATCCGAAGTCGATAAAATGCATAAGGCTATCAAGAGAGCTAAAATGAATGATATTGAAGCCATTATGCTTGAACAATTCCGCAATTTTATGGGTAAAATTTAGTTATTATAAATAAATTTAACATAATTGTTAATTATATTAAAAATGGGAGACTACAATGGGTAAGACACTAAAACTTACTGATGAGCAATTGGCTGAACTTCTCAAGGTAAATGAGTCGGAAGCCGAGGACAATCAGGACACATTGAAGACTACTAAACTCACCAAGAAAAAAGTTTCTGCCGAATTTGATGAAGGCGAATCTGAAAACGAAGTAGAAGTTTACGAGTCTGAAGAAGAAGAGTCTGACGAAGACAAAGAAGAAGTTTCTGAAGAGTCTGAAGAAGACGAAGAAGAAAT